ACCTGTTTGGACATTGATCTTTTTTAACCAATATAAGAAGATACCCGTAGAATGAGCGGAATCCCCGCCAGTGCCAAGTTCAAGGATAGTGCGAGGTAATACCTTGGCGCAGGCGGCCAGATAAGAAGCGCAAATAGGCACCCTTAAGACATTCAGATATAGTGCCTTTTCAATATCAGAGGCAAACCATCTATCATCAAGGTCTTTCGCCCTATTTATGATCCCAGGACTATTCTGGTCATAATCTATGGTGTCAGGCCAGAGTTCATTCATCCGTAATGGCATTGAACTATTGATATAGTTCAATTTAATAAACAAAGGTCCTTCGGGAACCATATCGACCTGGGGAGATCCCTTCTCCTGTGTCAACCTTATGCCCTTCATCCAACCATTCTCTATACTGCCATCATCATGTACTATGTAATATTTCTCATCATATAGATCATCAAAGGTCATTTCCCCCCCCCACTCCATACGTCCACAAGGTTGCACCATCTACAAAACAATAACCTGTTAATCCCTTCTCGTCTAAAAATTCCTCTATATCCCTACAGTAGCCTTGTAATTCCTCTTTTTCAAGGTTATAGTCATGCCAAATGATGCCCCAGGGCTTGGTAATTAATCTATTTTCCCAAGCCGTCTCACTATCCTTTTTAACTGATGCCGCAGTATGATCTGCATCTATAAAACATAAATTGATAAGCCCTGGTAGATAATACGACCATGAATCCATACATCTCTTAATTATATAATTCTGGTTCTGTATTAGATATCCCGTAGGATACTCTTTATTACCTTCGTGTTTATGGGTCTTCTTATTGTCTATCGTAACAATTACCGCTTGTGGATTAAGGTAGGATAATAGTCTTGTCCCCATGCCTAAATTCGTTCCCATCTCAACTATGTTGTCCGGTTTTACAAATGATGACAGCATGGTCAATTCCCTTGTATAGAAATTCTCGTCCCTATAAGGCTCATTATGGGGAGGTGAAGCGCAGAACCAGGATATATACGCTTCCTTAGAGTTATGGGCAAGCATGTTTTTATCCTGCCCCTGCCAGTTAATACCTGTAAAGGGCTGGCTGTTTACAGCATCGGATAGGGTCATCTGCCACGACAGGAGATGCCTCATCAAAGGTTCCGGCGTCTCTGATTCTTTGATGATTTTAATCATATAGATACACCTCCCTTTGCATAAGCGGCATGGATCTGCCGCACAGCCTGAGCTCCTCTTTCCGTCATATCCCTATTATACCAGCCATGCTTTTTTATCAGTTCGATAGTCTCTGCCTGTATCTTTGGATCTACAACCATCTTCCAGTACCGGGCCTCTCTCTCAAGCCAATATTCAAAATTATTGAGCACTGTAGGGTCTGAAACAGGATGCTTAAGTATGTCAAGCGCCCTGGTACCGCCCCAAAGGTGAACAGTGTTTGCCTCTTCTATTGTGGAATCGGTGTAGAATGTACCTATGGGTATCTGTCTCTCTGAATCGATCTCATGGATAGTATTGGCTACAATAAATCCATATCCATTTTCAACTGCCCAATGATGAAGCTGCTGCGCCGGTTCATACCATCCTGGCCCGCGTAACTGGCCTGTTGGATTACCGCATTTCATTTTTGTGCCTGGTGGAAATCCCCTTTTCTCAGAGAAAGCACCTACATCCTCAAGGAATTTATCATAATGGGGAATAATGGATTCTGATTTCTGGAAATCCTCGCCCCAATACATCATAGGATCTTTATTCGCTCGGAATGCTGCCTGTGCCTGCTTCAATACATTCATATCGTACAGGGTGGCAGAGGGGTTAATAAATGCCTCCCCATGCCAATGACCTACCGCATAACAGGCCGCCTCACCCTCTTCTGACACCTCTTGTATCTTATCCAGATACCATTTTAACCAGCCATCCCTCAAGACCATGACATCCGATTCCATAGTAAAGAGATAATCTGCGTCAAAGGTATCTATGATGTAATCAAGGGCGGTCCCATGCCATTTTGATTGCCTCTGATTATTAACAACGGTTACATCGAAAAGGCCTAAACCGCGCGCAGCAGGGGACCAGTCCCAGGCATTATCTACAACAATGATCTGGCAATCTTCAACTCCGGGGTTAAACTTCTTAAGCTGAGTCAAACAGGTTTGCGGCCATAACCAAGTATGGGACATAGCAAATGTAATAATAATCTTCATGTTACCTCCTTGCCGGGCACCGGCAGCTCCGGTAAAGGCATCCAGTGGGTTATGTCTTTTTCTTGCATATCAAATTCATAATCGATCCATTCTCCATATTTCATACAAACTCCTCATGTATAATAGGCCGTAAAAGGTTGTTTAATATCTCATTATTCTGACAAAAAGTACATCTATCACACTTCTCTTTTACCCACGGGATGGATCCTGATCCCCTTGTCCCATAATACTTCTCTATCTCTGTCCAATGACAGATCCTATATTCCGGCGTAAAATCCCTGTTGGCATCAGTATTGAGTGATATGGAGTTGCAGGGATAGACATATCCGTCTGTATGGAGCCAGGGCTTGACCGCATCAAGCCGGCAATATTTTGCTTGATCCTGGGTTTTGTATTGGAAAAAGAAGGGCGGCCCGAAATCATGTTTGACGATATCACCCCACATCTCATGGATCTTTGGCATCCTCTCTTTATCTGCGAAGCACTCAGGAACAATCCTTACGTATGCAGGGTTGTATTGTTTTACATAGTCAGATATTTTTGTTAATGTGTTCATGGCGACACCGAACAACATTTCTTTCTGACCTACAATATATGAGAATCCCAGCACCGGATTTTCAAGTTGAGGAAGTTCTAATTCTTTAATATAATCCAGAGTTGTAAGGCTTACCCTGATCCAGGTAAACTTCTCTAATGTTCCACGTGGAATATTCTTTAACCTGATTCCATTTGTTATCAACCCTAATTTAAGGTCAAATTGCTTGCAGTATGTTACAATGTCGGACAAATAAGGGTACAAGGTCGGCTCCCCCGCCCCCGTTAATTCTACTGTCCCTATGCCGCATTTTATAAACGCAAATATCGCATCTTTTAAACTTTCCACCGGCCATTCAAGGTCTCTCTGTCTACCCGCCACGCTGCAAAAAGTACATTTGAGGTTACACTTATTGGTAAGGCTGATCTGTAACGATTGCGGGCGGGCGGGTCCCAGGCGTAATCCGTTAATCATGCTCATGTGCCTGATATACTTCAAACCTGTGCTTGTGTATATGCCTTCCATTATTTCCCTAACCTCAAATCTGTGCTTAGTCGAGATAACATATCCAGAAAATGTTCATTTAGTCTATGATGGTTTTTAAATGGATACACGCTAAGTAATTCAGAAAGGCTGGATACTGAAAGCGGCTTGGTTTTATATAATAGGATTCCAAGACTTACAGCCACCGATCTACTTTTCCCTTCATGGCAGTGAATTAATATCTGTTTACCGGCTGCCCATAAAAAATATCCTGTTTCAACTGCTAGTTTGAATTGAATATAATCATTCCCTGGTCCATCCAAAAGACCAAACTTATAACTTTCTATCCCTTCATACCAAGGGTCATTCAAATCCTTGGCAACATTTATAATTGCATTTATACCCAAGGTCTTGATATTATCTATTTCATGAAGGGACGAATGCGAATCACCAAGAAAAATATTATTACTGACCTGTTTAATCATGCTTCCCCTTGTGATATTCTTCTGTCATAGCCCAATACTTCTTCCCGGCAGCCTCACCTATTTGATTCTCCAAGATATATGTGTCCTTGTTCTCCTCGTCTTCCTTATAGAGCCTGTTACACAGATCAACTATCATCTGTAATCTTTCCGGGGTCTTAAGAAAGCCAAAATGTCTGATAACGGGATTACTGAATTCCTGTAATGTTTTTGTTACACCCCTGATCTGTTCATGGACTTTACGCACCCAATAGATTGTATGCTTAACCTTGACAAACCGGCACTGCCAGTCCGCATAAACCCGAATGTCCGGATTCTCACAGATAGATCTATCCCATGCCCTGTAATGCTGCCTTGGAAGCAAGATTAAATCATAGTCCATCTTCTCTTTGGATAGTTCTTTGAGCTTATATACATCAGGCTTATCCATCCGTTCATCGCCATCTAAGATCAAAGCCCATTCTGTCCTTGCAAGGTGTACCGTTAATGTCCTCATCTGACCATATCCCGGAACACCGTTAATCTCATACACCTTTGCACCAAGTTTTCTGGCAAGTTCACAGGTTCCGTCTGTCGAGCCTGTGTCCACGACAATGATATCATCTACAATATCAGCTACACAATTAAAGACAGCCCTGATATTTGAAACTTCATTTAAGGTATTCATGCATAAAGTTATGGACATTAAACCCTCGCTAGAAGCTCATCCAATTTCTTCCTGACATCAGGGAAGAGGTCAGGGAACACCTGTTTTATGGCCTTTTTTACCATAGTAGGATTGTGTCTGCGTCCACAAGGATTGGGACAATTATTAAAATTCCCCGAACATGCGCCCAGAGCCGGACAATTACAAGTATAATCCGGTTCAAGCCAGACATGGGGGGCCGAAGTCAATGCACCTGTTATGGCAGCCCTGCCGCAACCAAATGTAATTACAGAGGGGATATCATATACTCCTGCTACATGCATGGGAAAGGAATCTATACCGATGAAGCCTTTTGAGTGCGCTATGACATATGCCGACTCTTTGTAGGTAAGTTTTCCACGTAGATCAATTAATTGAAAATTGCCATTGCCCAGGATCTGGTCGAACTTGGACCCTATCTGGACTATAGGCAATTTAGCGCCTTCAAGCGCAATATGAAAGTTTAGATATGTCCTATATGGATGGCTAGTGGTATGTACCACAATATATTGGTCAGGTAGATCCATTTCAGGCTTGGCAAGATCAATTAAAGGCTTATTATACGGTACATTTAAAAGTCTGCAATAGAGATACGCCAGGGGCACGTTCCCGGCACTCCAGTTTCCTCTTAAGATCTGATCTTCGTGTGGTTTATAGACTATTTCGTAATCATGGATATTAACAGGGTTGTAATCAATGATCTTATTAACATCAGGATGGCCGGAGACAATATCCTGATATTGTCTCTGCGTCATATATGTTATGGGATAACCTGGATGTCTTTCTTTAATGCCTTTTAGTACAGAAGTGGATAGGAACACATCGCCCCCCGACGAATGTTGTACTAACAATACTTCTTTCAACTTAGGTTTGTCAAATTCTTTTTTTACATCAGAGATTAAAGGCCGCCAGTATTTCTGTATGACGTTGGTTTTGGAGAATGTTTGCCTGGCCAGTCTTGATTGTTCATCTATTTCGAGCTTGAATGATGTCTTGTCCTTTTTGTTATAACAATCCATGATCCTGTTTACGAGGTCATCTTCATTAACGGGATATACAGCGCATTTTGCTACATTAGTTCTGTAATCCTGATATGATGAGACAGGTTTTATGCCCGTTGCTTCACAGATGCCAGAAAATCCGGTATGACCGGGAATTAATACCGGTATTCCTGCAAATAATGCCTCAACTGGGGGAACTCCGAATCCTTCCGATATTGATACCGAAACAAATAAGTCCGCACAGTTATATATCTGGTTCACTGTCGATTGTGGATAACCATGATGCGGGGTAAATGCTACAGGGAAGGAAATGTCCGCGTCTACTATCCTGGAATCCTGAGCAGCATATGTCAGTTTTAATGCAGAGGCCACAGCTAGAAGATCAGTCGAAACCTCTGGTTGCATCCATATATCGACGGGTGAACAATGCAGATACAAATGGGCCTTGGGTATCTCCTTTTTGACCCTGGCAAAGGCCCGAATGATGGCCGGAATGTCCTTGCGTGCGCTGTTTCTGTTATTGGACATGATGATATACTGGTCATCTTTAAACCCGACTACATTACGATTAAATAATCTTTCGTCCTGCGAAAGAGGTTTAAAGATCGTTTCATCCACTGAATCCGGTATATATATCAGTCCCGGGACCTTCTTTTTTATCTCATCATAACCGGCCCCATTTTCAAACCCGATGCCCCATTTAGAATGGGTAATAGGATAATCTACAAGATTCAATATGTAGATCTCTTCATCAGACAATGGATATTCTGTAGAGAAATATCCTATTGTTTTGAATTTTTTCTCAAATTGCAGATTTTCAAGCCATGAGGCAAACCAGCCTTTAAATTCCCATATATCGCCCACTAAGAATAATACATCAGCCCCTGATTGTGGGAATACGCGTCTGAATAAATGATAAGCGTCATCATTATTACCCAGAGAAGCACGGTAGATCTTATACGGAGGACGGTTTTTGGAATCAAAGATATAATGCGGCGATTCATCTATCCGATTCAAAGCAAAAGCTGCTGTCTCGAAATGTAGTGAGAGTTCAGATAAGATATTCTTGGTCTGGATGGAATAACCTGTGGCACCTTGAGGATCGTCACCACAATAGAAAAGCTTCATTTTTTGTCCCTCCGAACAATAAAGATTTTAGACTAAATTGTTTTAAAAATCATGTGGTTCTACCTGCCCCATCTGATTCCCTTTATATGTAACAAGCGCGATCATATTATTATAGACTGGCAATTCCTGAATATAACGCATATCGTCCTCGGATTGCAACGTCTTGGAATAATACCCTTGAGTAAACAAGAGCCTCCAATCCCGGAGCATAGTTGTGTAGGCTGTTGCCGCTTTATCTAATTTCTGGATATTGATCCAGTAATGGGTAATCATGCCGTATTGCTGATCCGGTACGGGAATCAGATGGATATCACCATTATAAAGTATGGCCCTCTGTGGTCTGCCGGGAATAGTCCTGTCACGATATCGATTAAATGTCTGTTCATTCTCGATCGCAATTGGAATATAAGCGGATATGAGCCCATATTTTGTGGTCGAATCCGGCACTGCGTCCCAGTTTGAATCAACTGTAGCTATCTTAGTCGTGTCGTTATAAAGAATGATCGTTTTCCTCTGACCTGAACCGGTACCGCTAAAAAGGACTATCTCTTTCCCTGTCCTTGATTCGGCTGGGCCTGAATCTGACGCAGAAAGGGTAATAGTGTTTGACGTACCTGCCTGGGCAGTATCCCTTGAATCGGAATCCAGGATTTCTATGTTTTTTAGCGTATCAAAATCAGTAGGTACAGAGATCCTCTGTATGCCGGATGACGCCACCTGAAACTTGGTTCCCTCCAGGAGTTCATGTGTAGATGAATACATCCAGATCTCATTTTTGATCTCTTCTGTCCATGTATCAAGTGCCCTGACCTGTTCTCCCGATGTGGCAACACGGCCAAGGGCCTTTTTCATCCCTTCCTGTATAAGATCAAGTGCGGTTGGATTAGGAGGCAGTGCCAATTCTCATCCTTTCCTGTTCTTCAATTGTTGGTCTGCCCGGCTTTCGTTTCTGTTCTGACGTGGTTATCTCAGGTGGAGCGGATATCACACTTACATAATCGGCCTCATGGCTATTCATCAATGTATGATACACACCGTCCGAGACTTCCACCTTCTCTCCTCTTGTAATCTCTATATGTTCCTCCGCCCCATGGGCCCCGCAGTGCACAGGAACAATTATGCCTGCCCTATCTTCTCTTTTTCTTATCATGATTATTGGCATCTTAGTCCTCCCTTTCTATTATAACAGAAAATCTGTCATGTACTTCTTCTTCCAGCTCTCCTATCATCCTTCCTGTCGTATCGTGCCTAGTCTTGCCAAGCTTCGGTACCATAGTGGTCGTCCTTGATGCATTAATAAGTATCTGTGCCAATTCCTTCGGGATAGTCGCCATCTTCCCACGCGGAAGCACGTAATTATGACCGTTGTGATTTAAATAAATCGGACAATCCCCATTTGGGTCATTAGGATTTATCGGCACCATTAACGTTACCAGTCCGGATGTCTCAACTTTTTTATCGGTTTCTTTATCGTATTCTTTTTCAATGATATGATCCACTATTGGGTCGGGTATCTTTTTTCTTAACTTGGTTAATTTCTTGTTTTTGACTTCACTTACTTCCATTCTCCCTCCTGATTTATTAGGTCATTTAGGGGTTTAGGCTGAAGGCTGTTAGGGATCCCTTCAGCCTATCTACCTATCTTATGTAGGATCGTTACCCCTTATCGCAAGCCAGAATAGTTCATCTGACCCTGTTGGGTTTAACTGTGAATCCGGTCCTATCTTGAATCCAATATTTGTCCCATCATCGATAGGCGTAATACCGGAACTTGTGAGGTATGCCGGATTGGATGCCCCTGACCGCCTTAGCATGGCGTCATTAGGCATGCCTCCCCACCACTCTCCTTCTATCACCTTGTTCCGGTTTAATAGTTTGACCACTGTGGGCTGAAAACCCACATTGACATTTATCACGGCATTGGTTGTCAATACCGCTCCTGATCCTCTTACATCCTGTGATCCACCCATTTTATTGTCCTTTCATTCTATTTTTTACTCTTCGATCCTCACTTCCCCTATGACGATGCGGCCACTTCTATCCTGTGCATGAAATTATCATTCAGGATAGCAGTTGTGGTTATGGCCTTCCAGCCTATAGTACCTATCTGATCGAGTGGATCGGATGTACCACCTGACCCTCTTGCCTTAAGGATAGATGACATAGCAGCGCCCCTGAGAGGGATCACGCCGTAGGCATTCCTGGCAAAAACCATACAGAGATAAACATCAGCCGCAGAACTTGTGGTCTTGATTCCACTACCTCCCGCGCCTCCGCCTGCCACCTTGGGCGCCTGTGTGGTCTCAAGGAACCTCATCTGGATGGAAGGGATTGCACCTATCTCCGATTCATGGACGACCTGTCTTGTCCCATACTCTTCCACGCCTACAAAACCGGTCAGGTTCCTTACATCGTAAGAAACATCCGGACTGATTACACAGGCATATGACATGGGAATAGGCTGTGTATCCACATTCTGGCTGGGGGAAAGGATGTCCCTGATCCAGCTTGCATTGTTGTTCCGCAGTGTCCTTCTCACAGACCTTAGGGTTGCGAGAGATATGATCGAGTTTACATCCGCCCTTGCAGAACCATTTGCATATGTAACCCCGGTCCCTGCCTTGAGTACGTCCCGCCTTATAATATCGATGCTCTGTGCAGACTGTTCACCCTGTAACTCCTGAAATTCCGTCAGGGTAGGATCAGGATTAGAAAGGTCCACTATGTCTGTATATTCTATCCATGCTCCGTATTGGAGCACTGTTGCGGTGATGTCCGACTTGGTTGGGTTTGAAGAGCCGGGAGGGACACCTTGTGTAAGCGGCGATATAGACGTGCCAAGTGCCTCATATCTCCTGAATTTGGCAATCATACTATTCCCCTGGGGAAGCGGCCTGACCTGCCCGAAAAGCTCATATACAAGATCAGGCAACGCCCTCTCAAGTAATAGTCTATTGTAATATTCTGATACTGCTGAAGATATCTGTGTAGTCGTTGTTAACATTTTATTTTCCTCTGATTAATATTATCCGGTCCTCAACTTGACCGATTTCACCATATTTTCAAACTCTGCCTTTTTCATGGCAGCCGGGGATGGTGTCTCTATGTTGGTCTTTGAATCTACGCCAGGTGTTATATGAGATGCCGCCTTTATGCCGTCAATTATCTTCTCCACATCCTTTTTCCCTGATTTTCCTTTCCCTTGCCTGTAGGAAGCAAGTTCTATGGCGTCTCTTAGTATCTGGGCATTGGTTTTTTTCCCAATGATTTTCTGTATCTCTTTGCCCATGGGGGTATTAGGATCAAACGCCTCTTTGTTTTCCGACATGGTCGACTTGATCTCCATGGCCTGACCCACCTCTTCCAATATAGATTCCCTGAGCCGCCTGTTGTTCTCTGCTATAGCACCGGCCAGATATGGTTTGTATTGATCCGGATTGGCCAGGACAGATGTTAATTCTTGGTCTGATACCTCAGCCCATGACCGCATTTGGTTATCTCCCTTTCCCTGCCTGCCGTCTTCTCTTATGCTATGCAGCTTTTCTACCGCCCGGTCTATAACCTCCTCTGTGGTTAGTTCTTTCTTCTCAGGTTGAACTTCCGCTTTTGGCTCTTCTATCTTTGCAGGTTCTACTACTGTTTCAGGCTCTTTTGTGTCCTTATCCATCTATCCCCCTCCTTGTTCATTGTTTGCCGGACCGGCAGGCTGTGCCTGCGACAATTCCGTCATTAGTTGCTCCTTATCGGGAAAATCAGATACCCTCATCAAGAGCCCTAACAGCCCCGGAGTTGGCGGGAATCCGCTTTTCGCCATTGTCTCAATCAGGCTCATTACCTGAGTGAATTGCCTATCTCTGTGCGATCCGAATAATGGTGATACATCTACAACTGTGTCGTATCGAATGTCCATTGCGTCATTAATAAACCCCATAACATCCGATTCTGTCTCAAGTAGTTTTTGCCGGTCCGTCTCTCCGATTAAATCTATAATCTTGGATGCCGGATAAAATTGCCGTATCATGGATATAGCATGTGGGCCCAGCAGTTTTTGGGATCTAGTCAGATTATCGTATAACGGCGCAAGTATAGTCGCCCCGGATCGCTGAAATACCTGGGCTGCCTTGCCGGATTGATCTCCGGATCGGGCTAGTCCCATTAACTCCTGTATGGCTCCGGATGTATTTCTCACTTCATTTTCTGCCACCTGCATAAGATCAATAAAAGATGATGGTAAGTTCTGCCCCTGGATCTCCCTTGGTTCACCCACCTGTGGGTTGTATTCAAAAAAGAAACCCGGTTTTCCCGACTCCTGCCCCCATGTTGACAATTGTTGGGGCGATACTGATCCTTTCGGTATCTTCCACCCTCCCTTAGCCATAGTATTGACAATATGCAGAAGTTGGCTCCATCTCTTATTTTTTTCACGTTGCGGGTCCTTGAGTGCCCTTACAGCGCCCATGATACGTTCATCAAAGGTGTAACCTTGAAATGGAATGAAGGGATAGAGATTATGTTTGTAAGGACTTGGACCCTCATATAGGATCTTCCAGTATGTTATATCCGTCCTCATAGTCTTATTCATCAATCTTTCGACCAGTTGTACTTCGGGAACGGGCTGAAAATGCCTGACCATCTCACGAGTGAGGATGTCTATGTGTTTTGTCGCAGCTTTTTTACTATCGTGTCTCATAACAGAGCCATCGGGCATAATATGAATCCATACGCGGGTAGGTACCTTATGCCAGATCTCAAGTACCCTGACTTGTCCTGTCCTGGTATTTCGCCATTCCTCTTCCAATACCTTTTCCCCTAATTGATCCGGAGGGACAGTAAGCCAGTCGCCGGGATGTATCTCCGACATGGCTTCCGGGTGATATAGCTTGAGCATCTCTATGTCCATCCATTTTGCGTGGATAATATATTTTGAGTCTTGCATGTTATATCGTGATGAGGATGGGTCCCGGAACACGGAAAGCGGGTGTATCCTGCGATAACTTATCTCAGGTACAGGGTCGTCGTCATTGATAAATGGGTCTAATCCCTCACATAGATATCCAAGCCCGCAGATAATCATATCGGTAAAAGAATGGGATACCTCATGTGGGAGCTCGGTTGTCTCCGACATATAAGAAAATGAGCTATTGGCTATACCGGCAAGCCTGTCGTCATCGAGACCTCTCGGTTTATATGAGATGCCTAGTCTTGATTGTCTTTCCTGTCCGGATATAAGATTTATGGTAGGTAGTACTACATTCATGACAAGGGCGGGACGCTTTTGCCTGATTAATTCGGCTTTCTGGCTTTCATCCCATTGACCATAGCCTTCGACAAAAGAGAAGTCTTCCTTGGCATCTATGCGCCATATCTCGGATGCACGCCTGGACTGATCGAACCATTCTCTGTACTTTTGGATGGGCTCTTCAGAGAACTTCATGTTCTGTTTATTAGATTCTGTCATAAAAAATAAAAAGCCGGTACAAGTGGATTAACCACTCATACCGGCTCGTTGTATACGGTCGCCAGTCTGAATTAAATCTTTTTTATTCTCTTATGCTGCCTCATCTCAATACTTTGTATCTCGTTCTGGTTTATATTTAATAATAATTGTCCCGATCCACATCCTTTTATAAAACTTCGACAAATATCACAAATATGATCTGATTCTTTATCTTCGGATCTTATATCACTTTTTTTATCGTCTGTCAAATTATACCCCCATCCATGCAAGTTCGGCTTTTTTATTATCTTCCCTTGGATCATCAAAAATGGAATATGTCTTTTTCACGGCCTCCGTGGGAAGGTAAACAACTTCGAGCGGACATCTGATATGCCCCTGTATTGCCAGACCCAAAGAAAATACCCTGTCATCTTTTACCCCAGCCTGTGCCTGAGCCTTACCTTTTTTATCGATGATAAAAGTAGACATCTCGTCTATGGTCTGATCGTCCGGGATATCTATATTTTTCTCCCTGATAGCAGAACACAAAGCATCAACTAAGGTCTGTCTACTGATGGCATTCGTATGCCAGCCCATTTTTCTTGATTCCGATACCCCGGCCAAGTCTTCGAGGGATTTACCCGCATAGAGATTCACGAAACCTTTTTTCTGCATGGTTGTAATGGTAGTAAGACCATGATTATTTGATTCACATATGACCCATGCAGAATTATACCAGAGCGCAAGAGATACCAGTTCAGCACCAAATGTATCAGGATCAATAATTCCCACATAAGAGCAAACCATCTTTAATCTGTCGGTATCCCGCCTTAAGATTGTAGCCGAACTGTTGTCCCCATGGGCCAACCCTTCCGCCGGATCTGCGCCCACGATATAGGTTGTTCCCTCTTTTGGTTCTTCCCAGACAGAAAGGATCCCCCCTGATATATTTTCCGTATACAGAGGACCAACTGCCGCGTCCTTTAATTTGTAGATAGAGTCCACATTGAAGACACATCGGCCCATGCCGATGACATATTCACCATCGATATAGACCTTCTTTTCCCAATCCTCATATTCCGAGCAGAGATCATCCAGATATGCCTTTGATATGGCCTTGTTATCATAGGATGATCCTGTCCAGACCTTTAATTTGCCTTCATTTATCCTTTGTTCATTCTTTAAGATCTTCTTGTATGTCCATGTCAACCCTTTTTTCCTGTCCGGGGTCATAGTCCCCCTGATCGTCAGGGTCTTGCCTCCTCCGATTCTGAGCTTGGATTCATTGTAGATCTCAAACATAGGTTCTTCATCAAAACCAATGCCGTCAACCTCAACCGACTGGAACTTTGATTCGCCGGATTCGCATGATTTGAAAATGGCCTGACCACCATTCCACGGTATCTCCGCTATGAGATCACCTTTTTTGAAGTCCCAGGCATTAATGTCACCATGCCATTTAGCCGAAATATCCGGCATGATCTTCTTGAATGTATAAATAACACCATCCCTTAGCATAGGATAGTCAAGGCCTACAATCCACCACCTCTGGGGGGTATTATAAAGTTCTGCTGTCAACGGGTTGTAACCTAGTAATCGACAAATAATATAGAATATCATGACCTCTGTCTTGCCGAATCTCCGTCCTGTGATGGCCCAGCCCTCACAAGCAGGATCAAGGGTGAGATATTCCGCCTGTTTTTGATGGAAATAGAGCTTTAAGTCAACATCAGGCAAGGGTAGGCCGGTATCGCACCCAAGGCAGGAAGGATCAACACACCCTTTCTTGTGATATCTCCAGGCAAATGCCTGTAAATGCTGTATTGATTTAATCCATGGCTCATAGATTGTCTTTGGTATGGTTTTAGACTTCTCAAGCAGGGCTTTCTTTGACCACCCTTCCCTAAGCCACGGATTTGTATTGTGATTATTTATTGATGAGGCCCTGAAACGATTTTTATCGTCAGCAAGACTCATTTGTCCCCGGTCAACACCTGTATCAATGTATTGATATTATATATATTCCCCTTATCAGCCGGACCAACCTTCTCAGTAGCAATATTATATGTCTGTTCCATGGCCCGGAGCTTGTCCCTCCTCGAAGTATCAGAGGCCAAAGTTATCTGATCGAGCAGCCTTACGTCTTTTACCATCTTTTTCCGTGCCAGGATCTGCGCCTCCCTGACCTCAGCCCAGCCATCATCTTCTTCGTTGTTCGGATCAACCTCATCGAGCCGTTTATCGTAGTGTACCATATCGGGGAACTTGTGCTCGAATCCCGGCATTACCTGATTATATTCGGGCTGATTCTTCTGAACCTTATTCTCCTTATTCTCTTCTGAAATCTCATGTCTTCTGACATTGGTAGGGTGGTCCGGATCATATTTAATAAGATAATGTCTAGGCATGGAAACAAATATATCAATAAAAAAAAGATATTGCAAGTAAGCTATGTTATAATAAAATTAATGTTAAAAGCCTACGTTTGCAGTAAAAGATGGAAAGAAGATATCAACAACAAAAGACACAGAAAGGGGAATTCCTTCTATCTGAGACCTAAATCAGAATGGGACCCGGCAAAGAAGTTTAAACTACCCCACTTCTCCGATGAATCAAACTGGGAATGTCCCCTCTGTGACAGGATGATAGCATTTGATGAAGTTCACATAGAGAAATGCCCCTTCATAACCTTAGAAAATCAACTACCTCATGTTTCAATCTGAAACATCTTTTACTGAAGGTGATAAACTCCACTAAGTACATATACTTATAGTCGAATCAACTTACCGGTTTCCTTATTCAAAGCCATTTCTATAGATACCTTAAAGCTAAGACCTAAAGAGAATAATCATAAATCAGATGTTTATAACACTTTGATTTACATAGATTATAAATAAATATCAAAAATCTATTGACAAAGCCTATTTCTTTAATGTAACTTATCTATTTTGAAAGCCTTGTATTCTTTAGTCGCTTCGCTCACTTAGATAATGAAAACCACCATAAACCATACCACCCTATTTATATACCGGATTGTGATAAGCTACGAAAAATGAAAATACGTGTTAGAGATGGTAGCAGCAGGAACCTCTAATCCAGATGGGACCCTAACCGGATTTCGGGATTTTGTGGATAACCTGTGGAGAACCTGTGGATAACTGAAACGAAGTTACAAATAATCTATTAACTCATTGTAATCATTGGTATTATTAGTTGTCATAATGGATCTTATACGAAGTATGAGCTTCTCTGGTATATCGAACTGCCCCTAGATCCCCGGTCTAAGGGAGATATGAAAACCCGTAATT